TACAAAATCTATGAGGACATCTTCTGGATTCCTGGTCAGATTGAGGAAGCCTTGGACAACTATCTGGATTTTCCAGAGGGCTAAAAGACCAACTGGTAGCACACGCTAGACACCAGTTCAAACTGAACAAGACCGAAGAAGACGGTGCAACTCTAAGAGAACACTTAGAACAAGTTGAAAGGCAGACAGGTAAGAAGCCAAAGGAGCTAGAGGAGAAACCATTCCCAACTCTTTTGTCTCATATCTGGTCTGCCTTTTTGTCGTTACACAGCGCTAGGTCTTTTGGCCCCTCATCCCCAAACCCAATAAGTTTTACAGAGATAAAGAACTGGTGCGACCTGACTGGAATAGAGCTAGGCCCTGGTGACATAGAGATCATCATCCAGTTGGATAGAGAATACTTGGAGAGTACGAATGGCTAACGCTATTACAGACCTTAGGGAGCTAGTTGTAGCTACTGGTCAAGCAAACACGGTCCTTGATGGCCTTGAGAGGCAAGCACTAGAAGCTGGTGTTTCAGTAAAGAAGCTCGGTAAACTCTTAAGGGATGTAGAAGGCGAGGCCAATAACTTAGCAGCCGCTGGGACTAGGCTTGGGCTGTCTCAACAAGCACTCACAAAGTATAACCGTGATGGTGCTGCTGCCTTCATGGCTAACTATAACGCACTGATAGCCACAGAACGTGCTACAAGGTCCCTCCAGAAGTCCAACAACAAGATGGGCACAGCCTTTAACCAAGCGTCATTCCAGGTAAACGACTTCTTCGTCCAGATCAGCTCTGGTACGGATGCAATGGTTGCTCTTGGTCAGCAGGGCTCTCAGCTGGCTCAGATTCTTACCATGTTTGGCGGAAAGCTTGCCGTAGTAGGAGCTGTTGCGTCTGTACTTGTGCCCATAGTCACATCTATAGCCAGGAGTCTAGACCTATTCGGAGATGCCGCTACCAGCGCTATGAAGCGTGCAGAGACCTCCTCTAACAAGATACTAGAATCTTTTGAGAAGATCAGGGAAGCGTCCGACTTAACAAGTACGGTGTCAGGGCTATCAAACTTGGCGGAAGTGTTGGACACCAGGGTTTTGATGTCTGTCAAGGCTACAGGGGAAGAACTCAAGAAGCAGTTTGGCAGGGATGAAGGAGGTTTTTGGCAGTTCCTTAACAGGGTTCAGCAGACAGGCCTAGCATTCACTACAGGGGGTTTTGAAGGGGCTGCTGCTCAAAAACTGAAAATGATGGGTCTTGAAGCTAAAGAGGCGGGCCTATGGATTGAACGTGCTCTAGTTGCTTCAGAAAAGCAGTTAGATGTTCTCTCAGAGACGCTCTTGATAAGGAAGACTGCGGGCCTCCTTCAAGATAAAGAGTTTAACCTCTTGGCTAATATCGCCGCTAAGAGGGCTGAAGAACTTGCATCTATCAGGAAGAGTCGTTCGACATTGAAGGAGAAAGTAGACCTAACATTCCTTGAGTTGATGTATGGTAAAGACTCCGTAGAGATCAGGGAGCATGAAAACTTCCTCGCCCAAGAGGCCCTCAAAGCTAAGTTGAAGTCTGCAAATGCCTCTGAGGATGAAATCAAGAAGCAACTTGAAATGTTGCGGGTTCAGCAAGAGACTGTAAGAAAGCTCAAAGAGAAGACTAAAGAAGAAGAGGCTGCCAAGAAGGCTGTTGAGGACAAGAGGAAGGAAGAGGAGAAGTTAAAGAGGATCAAGATTGAAACCCTGGGCCTCGAAGTACAAGCCCTCAAGAAGTTGGACCTAACAGCAGAAACTAAAGCAGACATCCTTGAGAAGTCTATGGAACAGTTTATGCTCCAGAAGGGTATCACTTCCGAAGTAGACAAGCAAACAGAGGCAGAGAAGAAGCTCCTAGCAGCTAAGTTTAAGTCTCTTGACATCTCCATGACAGGAACTCGTAGTGGTGGCGAGGTTAGCATAGAGGAAAACAAGGTATCAGACTTTGACAGGCTGGTGGACAAGAACAAAGACCTCGTAGAGCTTATCAAAGCACAGCTCAATTACGGTAAAAGCTCTGTAGAGTACAAGAGGACAGAGTTCGATATTGAGATGTCAAGGTATGAGCTGTCCAAATCACAGACCCAAGAGTTATGGAACCAAAAGTCTGCTATTGAGTCTGTACTAGACACTATGCGTAGGGTTGAAGAGGCCCAAAATGCAATCAAAGATGCCGCAGGAGTGGCTGGTGCTGAGATCGGTAGGTCTCTTGCAACAGGGGATGAGATGAACCTTGATAAGTTGTTGAGGGACATCCTTATACTCTTCTTGCAGATTGAGGCAGCTACCTACGCCTTTACAACAGGGTTAACCCTGCTTGGTGTTCCACAGAAGATAGCGGGTCAAATCGCAGGTACACTTGTTGAAGCATCTATAGGGTACTTAAAGTCCTTTGCTAATGGTGGTGTGTTTGACCAAGGCGTTCAAAAGTTCGCTGATGGTGGCGTAGTTACTCGTCCTACTTTGTTCCCTATGTCCTCTGGTGTAGGACTCATGGGTGAAGCTGGGCCTGAAGCTATTATGCCCCTGAAGAGGGGTAGAGATGGTAAATTGGGCGTTGCTGCTAACGACAACCAAGGTATCCAAGTTACCCAAGTGTTCAACTTCTCTGCTAATGGAGATGAGAGTGTGAAGAAGATTATTGCTGAGGAAGCACCTAAGATGTCTAGGATGGCATCTTACAACATGGCTAACGATCTTCGGAGGAGGAGGGTATAATGGCTGTAGACATCCCAACATCGGTAGGCCTTGAGACTATTACCCTCACAGGTCAAAACTCTGTAGCATACTCAGAGAGCCCTTACACATATGCTCAACAAGTATACTCATACAGCAACGAGCGATGGATGGCCTCTGTAACAATCCCAGGGGTTAACCGTGGGGTGGCAGAGCCTTGGGTAGCCTTCTTGTTGTCGTTAAGGGGGCCTGTAGGCACCTTCACCCTAGGAGACCCCTTAGGAGCCACCCCTGCTGGTGGTGCTAAGGACTACACAGACATCCTGACTCTGAAAGCAGCAGTGACGGCTGGGGACACTTCTCTTACTCTGACAGGGGCAACCTCTAGCGTCACTAACTACCTAAAAGCTGGAGACTATATCCAGATAGGCACAGCGGATGCTAGGAGCTTACACAAGGTTCTGGCAGATGCTTCCTCTGATGGAGTTGGGGATGTCCTGATTACCAACCTGTTTCCAGCAGTGCGGACGGATAGGACTCTTGGGACCAGTGTTGTGGTGTTTGACACCAAAGGCCTGTTCAGGCTCACTTCTGGGGTGTCCTCTTGGACACTTAACAATGCTGATGTGTACGGAATTTCCTTTGAGGCGGTAGAAGTTGTCTAGAGACCTTGATGCGACCCTCTCAGGGGGACTTACCGACTCCGTTATCTACCCGTTCTACACAATTGATTTGGTGTTCGACGAAGGGCCTCTGTATCTGTGGACAAGGCAGTATGCTGGTACAGTGAATAACAAGGACTACTTCAACTCTGACGACATACTAGACATATCACAGATCACTGAGACTAACACACTCTCTGCTGAAGGTATAACCATAACCTTTAGTGGCACTACTGCAACATCCTTGCTCAACACTGCGCTAAGCTCAAACTACCAAGGTAGGCCTATCAGTGTGGGCTTTGGTTTGGAGATATCAGGTGTTTTGTACGTGTCGGAAGTGTTCTCTGGGGAGGTAGACACCATCAACATCGTAGAGAACTTTAGTAGTGGAGTTATCGAAACCAGTGCGGTCCTAACAGCAGAGAGCATATTGTTACGCCTGAATAGGCCAACAGTTCGCAGGTTTAATGCTGCATCTCAACAGGCAAGATACCCACAGGATTTGGGGTTGTCCTTCGTCAACAGTCTCGCTAACAAAACCCTCACATGGGGAAAGCCCAAGGAACTCACCTAATGGGATTTTTTACTATCGCTTCGGTTGTAAGTACCGTAGTGTCTTTGGGCATAAGTGCTTACAGTGCTTACAAGGCTAAGAAGAACGCTAAGAAACTTGCTAAGTTGTCTGGAAGAGCAAAGACCATAGGCAACAAGAATAAGATCAACCCAGCAGACCCCAACATAGCAGCTACAGTGGTTTACGGTAGGGATAAGGTTGATGGTGTTAGGGTGTTTGACTACGTTGACAAGGATCAGATGGTCTTACACAGGGCTTTGGCCTTTACTGGGCATGAGATTGATTCCTTCGAACACATCTTCTTCAACAACAAGAGAGTGAATACGACATCTACGGTTAATAACTGGACTGATGTTGATACTGTCGTTGACTTGGACTTGTCCACTAACGCACAATACTCTACCCTATCTGGAACAACCGCTCCTGTCAAAACCGTCCCTAACAACGCCTACATGTACAGGGAGCACTTGGGATCACCTGACCAAACCTATGACCCCTACATGCCAACTATTAGCGGATGGTCTACGTCTCATAGACTCCGTGAGGTGTCATACCTTGCCCTAAAGATGACCTACAACGCTAAGTACCACGATGGTGTGCCTAAGGTGTCTGCAATCATCAAAGGTAAGAAGCTCTACGACCCTAGGAATGTGTTGCATGATTCAAACGACACAAGCACATGGGAGTGGTCAGATAACCCCGCTCTTTGTATACTGGACTATATTGGTACTGATTTCTTTGCCAGTGGTCCAACATTGAACCTTGACAGTGTTGACGTAGCCTCCTTTGAGACCGCTGCTGATATCTGTGATGAGGATATTGGTGGAGGGGTTAAGAGGTACACATGTAACGGTAGCTTTGAACTTGACGATGGTACCGACCCTGAATCAGTCCTACAAGACCTCCTAATGAGTATGGCAGGCAACTTGTGGTATGCTCAAGGCAAGTGGCGGGTTAAAGCAGGGGCCTACACAAGCCCAGTGTTAGACTTGACAGAGGACGACTTCAGGACATCTGTTGCTCTATCGACAAAGGATAGTAGGTCTGATACCTTCAACACCTTGACAGGAACCTATAGCGGAGACGCTAGTGACTACGAAAAGACAGACTTCCCACAGATAAGTGACCCAAGCCTTGTAGAAGCGGACAACGGTATTGTCTTGAAGGAAGACATAGACCTACCCTTCACAAGCACAAGTGATGAAGCTGTCAGGATTGGTACAATACTTCTTGAGAGGTCAAGAGAGCAAGTGTCATTAACAGCAGGCTTCTCCCTAAAGGCCATAAAGGTGCAGGTAGGAGATAACGTAACCCTAACACACTCTCGGTTCGGCTTCAACCAAAAGGTGTTCGAGGTGATGTCTTGGTCTTTAGTGCCAAGTGTTGAGGACATGGTGGTGCAGCTTGGACTTAGGGAGATATCGGCGAATGTGTTCAACACTGTGTTGGACGTAGATAATATCATTAGCAACAACTCGGACCTCTTAGACCCTAACGCCCAGTCTGGTTTACAGTTCACCAGCATCACACAGTTCGACTTCATAGCAAACGAGCAAATCAGCAAAGGGCTCAAGGCCTCTATAACAGCCACTACACCAGCTCTTGTGGATTCAATTGAAGTCCAAATTAGGAAGTCTGGGGAGACAAACTACCAATCTTTGGGTCAGGCAACTCCTAATGACAGTGGTGTGGTTCTCCTTGAGGCACGCGGATTAGAGACTGGTTCTTATGAGACCCGTGCAAGGGCAAGGAATGGTAGGGGTGTGTTAGGGGACTTCCTGGATGGTCCAGGTGTCGAAGTTACCTCTGCATCTGTCAGCGATGAGACTATTGTGGGCCTTGAAGCCCAAGTTGTCGGGTCTCAGATCACTATCGACTGGGAACCATCTACGGACCCAGCACTCTCTTATTACCAGGTGAGATACTCCTCTACGAACGATGTAGGGGCCTTTGTGGGATCATGGGCAGATTCGGTGAAAGAGGTAACAAAAGTAGCCCGCCCAGCCACTTCTGTTGTTGTTCCTGCGAGGGAGGGTACATACTTCCTAAGGACTTTCAACAAGGAGGGTACCCAAGGCCTTAAGTACTCGGAGATCAATGTTAACTTCGTGAGTGCATTGGCTGGAACAACAGCTATGGATCAACACACAACCTTCTCTGGTACTAAGACAAACTGTCAAGTGGTGTCTGGAGAGTTGCAATTGACAAGCACTACAGGTGCAACAACAAGTAACCCAGTGACCGGAACTTATGCCTTTGCTTCTGCCATTACAGGGCTGACCTCTGGGGATGTCTTTAGGGCTACCGCTGTTGTTGTTAACCGAAGGGTTGGCTCTGGTGGCACTGTGAACTTCGATGACCTCCCAGGCTTGTACAGCTCTCTGGACTATGACAACGAAGGTAATCCAGTCAACTTCAACGACCTTGGCGCCTCTGATACGTCCGCTGTGGCTGACACGGAGGCTCAAGTCTACATAAGTCTGGACAATGGTACTACATGGCAACTCTTAAGGACCAGTGAGTACCAGAAGGGTTCCTATGACCCACTGTTCAAGGCAGTTCTTTCCACAACAACAGAGGGGGTTACACCGTCGCTGACTCGCCTCTCAGTTAAGTACAAGGTGTTATAATGGTAGCATATGCTGATGTATCAGGGGCTCAAGTAGCCTCTGATGTTCTTACAGACTTAAACGACCAGATGGATGCTCGGGGGGTCCCCATGGGTGGGATCATTATGTGGTCTGGTCTAATTGCTAATATCCCCGATGGCTACAAGCTGTGTAATGGTGGCTCTGGAGCCAAAGAGACAACCCCAGACCTCTCTAACAGGTTCATCATGGGCTCTGATGGTACCTCTGTCCTACCAGGAGCCACAGGTGGCACAAACTCCAAGACCCTGAGCATCTCAGAGATTCCTGCCCACACGCACGGAGCTG